TCGGCAGCAACCAACACGGGTTACCGATCGGCAGCAAGCGTTGAAGGATTTGAATCAATTGCTATCGTTACTGGATATGACTGCAAGGCAAAAGGATCACTTGGATGCTGGATCGTACTTACTGAACGGGGAGAATGGGATGGGAATACATATCCAATAAAGTGTGTTAAATCTTTTAAAGTTGACGGTAAAAAAGTCAAGTCCAATACTTGGTATAAGCTAATTAATGGGAAATTAACTAAGTGTGAATAAATTATTGAATAAACATAATATAATTGAATTATGACAGCAACCTATTTTGAATCCACAGTAAAATACGAAAAAGTAAATGAGAATGGCAAAGCAAAGAAAGTGACTGAATTATACCTCATAGATGCAATGAGCTTTTCGGAAACAGAAGAAAGGAGTTGCAGGCAGTTATCCGAAATAGTTCAGGGGGATTACCTCATTCAATCCCTGAAACGGTCAAAAATAACAGAATACATTGAATCAAATGACGAAAACGATGACCGACTCTACAAAGCAACAGTTAAAATAACCGATAGCGATAACTTCGGTAAAGAGAAGGAATCCTCAATTCATTATCTAGTTGCCGCAGCAAACATCAACCGGGCATTGGATAACCTCGAAAAATCACTGTCAACATTTGTAATACCCTATGAGATAGTAAAAATCGAAGATACGAAGTTTGTAGAAGTGATCCCCTACATACCGGACGACAAAGAACGCATACCGGACAATTTAAAACCACAACAATAACACTAAAACTATAATATCATGGAAAAAATCACAGATAAAGTCAAATCCTTCGAGGATGCTTGCAAGCACCTCGGACTAAATCCTAATGACTTGCCGGTTGTATATATGCTTCCGGAGAAAGATAGGAAATCAATCATCGCATTCTACAAACTGACAATTATCATCAGAGCATTGAATGAAGGTTGGGAGCCCGATTGGTCAAATTGGGATGAATGGAAGTATTACAACCGGTTTTACGTCGAAAAAGGAGAAGACCAGCGTTCCTCCGGTTTTCGTTACGGCACTACAGACTTCGCGAGTACGCGCATGCACACCGGCTCTCGGCTTTGCTTTAAGAATATAGAATTAGCCAAATACGCCACAGAACAATTCAAAGAACTATATCGTGAATATTTACTCATTCTTTAAAAGAAAAACATGGAAAAGACATTAAAAATAACGGAAGAGCAAGCAAAGAAACTCTACTTGGAAGCATCTGCAAACTTAAAAGAAATCCTTGAATCGAACTTCGGGAAGGCAACATTTCTGAAAAACTTTCGAGATACAGTAAAGACATATGAGGATGCTTGTGAAATCATCGGAGAAAAGCCGATTGACGAACAACATTTAATGGACTGTGGAATCGGAAAGTCGGAAATCGCATTCATAAAATTGAAAACTATGATAGCACTAATTATCACATCCTTATTAGGAGACTACTCCGGTATTGCTGAAGAAGTAGAAAAACAACTCCAATACCAAGACAAAAAGCAAGAATCCGATAAAGTTGTAAGTATCCATCAGTTCGACATGCTTTCCAGGTCCTATGATGCAAAATTTGACGAATGCGAAAAACTCAAAGCCCGAAATCAGGAATTGGAAAAGTCAAACATTAAACTCATGGAGACGGTTAACAAGTACCGGTACTTTATCGAGTGCCAACGAAACGAAATAGATAAACTATAATGATACAAAAAGAATATGTACATGCTTCTTTTTGTACTGGCATAGGAGCATGTGAATTAGCGGCTATGTGGATGGGATGGCGGAATGCATTTTCTTGTGAAATAGATCCATTCTGCCATCAAGTACTTAAATATTATTATCCTCATATAAAACATTATGAAAACATATTCGGAACAGATTTCTCAGAATGGCGGGGAAAAATCGATATTCTTACAGCAGGATTCCCCTGTCAGCCTTTTTCTTGTGCCGGATCAAGAAAAGGAGCGGAAGATGACCGCTACCTCTGGCCGGAAGTGCTTAGGGGAGTTGACGAAATCCGACCCAATTGGTTTATTGGTGAAAACGTTGCTGGAATCACAAGCATGGTACTCCCCGGTGATGAAATTAAAGTGGAAAGTTACACGGATCTCGAAGGAGAAAGTTACCTGGAGACGGAAATGCGTCAGCAATTTATTGTTGACAGAATCTGCAACGACCTCGAAAGTATCGGTTATTCCGTCCAGCCGATTATTATACCAGCTTGTGCCGTCGGTGCGCCGCATAGAAGGGACAGAATCTGGTTTATTGCCAACTGTTCAAACGCAAGGCCTGAAGGTATGCAACAAGGGGAAAACGGAATTTATGAATTTGAAGTTACTGCCGACACCACAAGCACGAGATTTCAGGAACGGTTCATCCTTGACAGACGGGAGGATGAAAAGGAAACAGGTACAAGGGTGGACGATGAACTTAAACGATATGTCAAAGAGCGGATTGTTACCAACACCGATAAAGAGTTACTGGAAGGCAGGGACGCCCAAAGACCGCAACGACGGGAAAACCAGGAATTCACAATTAAATCATTTAATTGCTCATCATGCTGGGAAAACTTCCCATCTCAATCCCCGGTTTGCTGCGGAGATGATGGGCTTCCCTCCCAATTATCTGGAATTACCTTTTCTAAGCATAGAGCAGAATCCATAAAAGCTTATGGTAATTCCATGGTACCTCAACTCGTTTATCAGATTTTCAAAGCCATCGGGGAAGTAGAAAATCTACTAAAGTTAAATCAAAATAAAAAAACATGAAGTGTATAAGATGTAATAATTTATTTGATTCAAGCATACCAGAAATAAATGCAGAATGTTATGGAGGTTATAAAACATACGCATGCCCACTTTGTGGGAAACTATATGTATTCACCCGGATTGTAAAAGTGGATGCAGTACCGGATGAAAATATATGCGAACTAGAAGATAATTGGGGAAGCCCGATTGTAAAAGATTCTGAATACAAAAAATAAATATGGCAAGAATAAGAACAATCAAACCATCATTTTGGGAAGATGAAAAGATAGCCAGACTACCAAGGGCGTGCCGATTGTTCTATATTGGAATGTGGAATCAAGCTGATGACATGGGAGTGATAAGGGGAAACCCGGCACTCCTTAAATCGGCTATATTCCCGTATGATGAAGATTTGCGAGTTTCAGAGGTACAAAAATGGATTGATGCCTTAGTGAATGCCCGGATGTTAATACCTATTACGTATAAGAGCGAAAGTTATTACATTATCCGCACATTCCGTAGCCATCAAAAATTTGATGCCAGATACCCGAATTTCATCATACCAGAGGAAATAAGCTCCAAAGAAATAGACAATTACGAACACCCAACGGGGACCCAACGGGTACACACCGAGTACCCGCCACGGGAAAGGGAAGGGGAAATGGATAGGGAATATAATACCCCCTATAGTCCCCCATCGGGGGAAGTGTATGACGATTTAGGAAATCAGTTTTATGATAATTATCCTAAAATCCACCAAGAAGAAAAAGAAAAAAGTTCCGCCAAAAAAGAAAAAGAGCCGAACTATTCTTTTGAAGATTTTTGGGAACTGTACGACAAAAAGGTAGGCAAAAAGGATTCACTCATCAAAAAATGGCTAAAACTTTCCGACACAGAGCGGGAATTAGCTATGAGTTATATCCCACAATACAAGCAATGTCAGCCTGATAAGAAGTACAGGAAAAATCCGGAAACATTTCTGAATCAAAAGGCATGGAATGATGAATTAATTTTTGATTATGGAAACAGAAAACTACCTCCAAGCGATCAGGTCGGCTTCTCCAAACCTACCGGCAATTCCTCCGGGAATGATGCCGCAAACAAGAGAGCAGAGCTTGATAATCTTGAAAACCTTGCCGAAGCAGTATTACGCGGCACTTCGCCCTCGGACGGTTGATGATGCACTGAAAAGTATAACGCCGGCGTTGTCCGTATTCCGGAAAGAATATGGAGAGCAACCGTTACAGGCGATTCTTGTAATTATTCTTACCGACCTGATAAAGTTCTTCAACGTTGGGAAAAGTATGGGACAGGAGCAGCTCGTACAAACCATCCAACTTATAATTGAAGATTTCTATTACTTCAACATTGAGGACTTTAAGCTATGTTTCAACAACGCAAAGCGAGGTAAGTATGGAAAAATCTATGACCGGATAGACGGTAATGTAATTTATGGATGGATTGAATCTTACGCAAACGAGCGTGTGCAAACCGCGTGTCCTGAAATGAATAACCGTCCGTTGGTTGCAGAAATGGAAAAGCGAACCTCTGGGAAATTAGATGTGGATTTTGAAAGATTCAAAATTGAATATATCGCTAAAAAAGCGTTGAGAAAATGAAATGCCATTACACGTACACAGAGAATGGTGAAAAAGTGCTTATACCCGGTTGTATTGGTACGGCGGCAATGGGTATCGAGCACTGCACCTGTCGTTCTGAAAATACTCCTGCGTGTTTTGAGAGAGAACGATACAACAAAACCGTCAATGCTCTACGAGCGGAAATAAAGGAGTTGGAACGCGAAAACGCCTGTCTCAATAGGATGATCAAGAAAATTTACCGAAAAAATGAAAATCGTACAAGAAGAACCACAGAAACTAAAAACCGACTATGAGATAGTCGCTCCTGTCAAACAAGAATACAAAAAAGTCGGAAGTATAAACCTCAAGAGGGGTATGACACTATACGAATTTGACTTTAAGACGCTTGTTTTGAAACCTGTTCAGATAGACCGCAGGCAAGCCATGGTAGACATTAATGGGAGGCTAGTCAAGAACGCAAGAGCAACATACAATCCGAATGCTCTCTATATTCAGGCACTGAATATGAAAAATGCCGAGAAAAAAGTAATAAAATTCTTGAAAAAACACCAACTCATAAAAAATGAAAAATGAAACGATATGAGAGAAAAATAGAAAAGTTTGCAAAGCGTTTTGTTGATGCTCCATGTAGCTGGAATTGTCGGAATTGTACATCACAACAAATTGGCTGCCGATTTTGGAATGATAAAGAATCATTCAAAGCAGGAGTTTTATTTGAAAAGGATAGAATGGGAAAAGCAAAGAAAATATGAAAACAAGTAAAAGCTAGGCAAACATACTAAGCAACTTATCTTTCGTCTTGGTGGATATAATTGAAAGTTGCTTTATCGAGGCTAATGAAAAGCTAAAAAGTGAGAATTGCGAATTTAAACACGAGGCTAAACGCGAGTTCAACCTCCTTCTTTCCCATTGCCGGAACCTGAAAAGATATGTCCGGAATTGCAGCGAAGAAACTCAGGAGTTTTTCGGTAAGGATTCGGATATGCTGTATCAGGCCTTAAAGCTTATAATCGACAGGTGTGGTACCGATGATGTAAAGCTTTTTAAGTTCTTCAATTACATTAAGACATTCCCGTCTCAGCTTGATATGGATATTGATGACACGGTGTTCAACGGAGTGTGTAAAAAATAGATTTAAAAATTATTGGTGTGTGCTATGGACAAATATGGATCGATAGATCAGAATTGGTATTCTTCCGAAAACCAGAAACATGAAAGGGAGAAAGCGACAGAAGCTTTGAAACAAATGAAAGAACTAGAAAAACAATATGAAAAATCACGTACTGTGATTATTGAAAGCACACAGTACAAAGGAGTCAGGAAACGGTATTTAAAAACAAAATCATGAATAGAGAAATATTATTTAAAGGGGAACCTATTGATAAAAATTTGAGTATCATTCCTGATTGTTAATTTATCACATAAAAATGGACGCCACCTAAATGATGACGTCCTTGCCAACTCCACTACAACAGACACCACAAAAAAACGTGTCTGCTTTATCTATTCTTACCGAGGTAGACCAATACCCTTACAGAAATAAACTCGCAGACACGTATATACGTAGTCCAACGAGCTTAGTATCTGTATTTTTTATTTTGGTCTTTTCAGTAAGTACTAAACTCAGCTACAACAATTACAAAACAATATGCGCAACTCTTTGCACATTGCAAATATAAGAAATTATTCCTGAATTTAAATTAATATGATAAATCATGACAATAACAACAAAAGATAACAAAGGAAGGACACAACGCTCAGAGATATGGTTCCATGAGAGCTTTATTGCCATACATTGGCATCTTTTTACAGATAATCCAGAAGTTGCAAAGGCAGCTAACCGAAGCAGGGAAATCTGGGGATGTTATTACTGTGCGTTTGAATCCATTCTTCCGAAATGGGCATTTAATGAAATTATCGAATCGAAAGAAGCAGTTGAAAAATTTGTAAAATGGTATAAGAATGAAAAAAAATAATCCCTATGCAGAATGATTTTGATTTGTCGGAAAAATGCCGTATGTTTGTTCCGACTATCACATATTAAGGGGCGGTAAGTCCGCTAAAACTGCGGGCATTTTTTATGCCTTAAACTGATATACGGTTTCATTACCCCCGTGTGGAGTGTCAATGCACCCACAGCCCTCTTAGGTGATAGTCAACGGGACAGGATGAAACCGTTTTTATTTTCATCCGCAAATATCAAATTCTTAGAGGGAATGACTATCACGAAAAAGAATTTGCTAACATCGGTACAAGGTATTGATGAAGCACGTTATGGCCACGAAACGGCTAAAACTACTGTAACTATCTCTTCAATAAACGTCGAAGAACTATTGGAAATCTCTTCAACACTAAGAGGCGACGAAGCAATTATCGAGGTATCCAACCTTGTCGAATTTAATCATGATGAACCGGATCTTGAATACGCTTTGAGGTGTGTTTGCCGGTTCTATGCGAAAGTTTCGTATCTTGTTGACAGAATGAAGCAGATATTAACCGAAGAAAAATAACCTATTATGAACGAAATAATTATTTCTTCCAATGATGGCCGGATGTCATCGTTGGGAATTGCTAATCTTACAGGTAAAGAGCATAAAAATGTTATGAGTGATATCAGAAACCTTTTAGATCAAGGAGTAGCCGCGCTCAATTTTGAGCATACCCCATATGTCCATCCTCAACAATCTAACTACCAATAACTATGCTATGAACGAATTAATTAAAATTACTGAATCGAACGGCAAACAAGCTGTTTCGGCAAGAGAATTATATAAATTTCTTGAAGCTACCGAACGCTTTAATAATTGGTTTGAACGTCAATTACAATATGGATTTGTAGAAAACATTGACTATGTAGGGTGTAAACAATTTAACACCCTTGCAAATCAGGAACTTAATGATTACGCTTTAACTATTAATTGCGCTAAAGAAATTTCAATGCTCCAGCGCAACGAGAAAGGCAAACAAGCACGTCAATATTTTATAGAAGCAGAAAACAAATACAGACAGTTGCAACAGACCGGAGGTTTTCAAATTCCGAAGTCTTACTCTGAAGCTCTAAAATTAGCAGCCAGCCAAGCGGAACAAATCGAACAACAGCAAAAACAAATCCAACAGCAAGCTCCGAAAGTCCTTTTTGCTGACAGTGTTTCCGCATCTCATACCTCCATCCTTATCGGAGACCTTGCAAAGATTTTAAAACAAAATGGAGTTGAGATCGGTGCCAAAAGGCTATTTGTGTGGATGCGGAGGAATGGTTATCTGATAAAGCAACCTGGTATGAGCTATAATATGCCATCGCAAAGAGGAATGAATCTTAATTTGTTTGAAATTAAAGAAACGGTAGTGACACATTCTGACGGACACACTTCAATAAACAAAACCGTTAAAGTTACCGGAACGGGGCAAATCTATTTTGTAAACAAATTTCTAAAACAAAAAGAATTGGTATAACTAACAGAGGGGTGTAATGCCCCTCTCTAAAATTAATAAGTTCAAACAACCATGATCCCCAACAAAACTAGTAAAGACTACAAGCGGCTCAAGGAGCTGCTTGATAAAGGAGAAAAAATAACTGTATTTTTCTTGCATAAATCAGGGTATGGAACTGAGCATAAAATACGCAAAACAGCAGAAAAGAAATATAACGAAATAGCATACTGTGACGGATATTTTATAGGCCCAATGACCATATACCCTTTCAGTCAAAAACCTTTTGAATACTACTGTGAAAAATACAATGTTGAATTTATAGAGCCAAATTTATGAAAGACCAATCTTTATTTCATAGACATGAAAATTTATATAATTCTAATCCACGAGATCCCTTTTGTTCATGATATTATGGACAAAGTGGACCTTACAGAAAGAGGGAGTAAAGTGTATGTCAAATTCAGGACGATTAAAATGGAATCACATGATGAAAGTGAAGATAATTTCAAGAAAATAGTAGAACATATATGTTTTAAGCAGCATAAAGAACTTCAAAATACGGATGGGATAGGCAAACCTGTATTTGTATATGCTGTCTCAAACAAATCTCATCGTATTGTTTATTTCAGGAAAGGCATAAATCAAGTTTCAGACGGTAAAAATATATATATGTTTGATGATTTGATTTCTCGTTTTTTATCTGTTCAAACAGATAGCATGCGGAAAGTTATCAATGTAGGAGACGAAATAGACGGTAAGTTTCATCCGATAAAATGCTATAAATATACAAACATTCAATAAGGTAGTAAAAGCAATGATGAATACAGAAAGAAGTTTATATGAAATAGAGGTCGCATTGGCCAAATCCGATAGCTTTAATTTTATCCGAAATATCGTCGCTTTCAATGTAAATGGATGGGGAAGTAAATTTCATATCGGGCATGAGTGTGATATGCTAGTCTTATCAAAATCAGGATACTTAACGGAAATAGAGATAAAGCGTAGTTTCTCAGATTTTATTGCCGACTTCAAGAAGAAACATCATCATGAGTCGGCAGGAATTATAAAATACTTCTACTATTGCGTTCCTGAAAAGATATATGACAAAGTATGTAATGAATTATTAAATAGAGATGTATCATATTCCGGCATAATTACATTCGATGAAGATTTGAGAATTAAATTTTACGGACACCATAATGACGGGTGCTTTCATGAAATGTGCCCCTACAGAAAATTGTCACTTGAAGAGCAATTACAGGTAGCAAGATTCGGGGCAATGAGATCTGTGATTTTGAAGGAAAAACTTATCAAAGAAAAGGAGGAAAAGAAATGAGTATAAAAGAACAAGCTCTAAAAGAGTACAGTGAAACTACATGTAAAAATCAAATGTACACAGTAAATTTATGTAAATGTCCTTATTGTGGATATTACCACTACGAAGCAGTGAATTTTATATCCGCATCTAGTTGTTACTAGATTGATCGATGGAGGCTGTTTTGGTATGACTATAGTTTAAATATTTAAATAAAAAGCTATGACACAGGAAGAAAAAGATATCTTATTAAAAGATTTAAGTACAAGACTTCCATATGGAGTTAAGGTTCAACTTAGTACAAACGAGGTTGGTATACTGCATGAGGTAGCAAAAAGAACTTGTACTGTATTTACAAAAGGCAGGATTACTCCTCCTGATTTTTACGATGTACGTATAAATGATATTAAGCCGTATTTATTTCCATTATCTTCTATGACATATGAGCAGATAAAGGAATTTAACAGCCTTAGTGATCTGTGTGTTGATATATATGAGACGTCATCAAAATCTAAAATTTTTACAATTTGTTCTAAACCTACAATAGGTCTTGAGGGCGAAACAGAATTTGTAGAAATAACCCAAGATGATATAATCTCCGCAATCGACTGGCTAAATGCCAATCACTTTGACTATCGCGGATTAATAAACAAAGGCTTAGCAATTGATGCTACTGACTTAAATATTTATTGATATGAAAAACCAAGATACCGATTTACAACTTGAATGTCTATCTAATCAGAGGCAGATTGATACAGAGTTTAACTCTATTCCTTCCGGTTATAAGAAGGATCCTTTATGGATCAAACTTAGAGAAAGAAAACCTAGAATAGGATATCCAAACTATGTGTTAGTTAAACATGGAGAAGACGCATTTACTGCTATGCTACAACTCTATGAAGGTGAGTTGTACTGGGATGTGTATGGATGCGGATATATCTGTGTTTCAGAAAATGATTGTTGGATGGAAATACCTAGATGAAAGACAGTCACAATAAAGAGAAGAAAAGATTATTAAACCTACATTAAATAAGAAATAACACTAAAAGATATGGAGACAAAAGAAAATAATAAATATAAACCATTCAATCTCGAAGAAGCTAAAGCTGGTAAATCTGTTTGTACAAGAGGAGGACATAAAGCAAAGATTATTTGCTTTGACGCTAGAACATTTGGTGATTATCCTCCGGAAAAAAGAGTAGTGTGGGAAGCTGTAGACAAGAATGGCTGTGGTTTCGCCCACTCTTTTTCCTTAAGAGATACTATTAGGTTAATCGATGAAGATATAAAATTGAAACTAAATTAAATAGGAATTAATCATGCTGGCAATTACATTTGAAGAGTATAAAAAGTATGGGTGCCCGAATTGCGGGTGTTTTACTCAAGTTAGTAGCTCATCTGGTTTGGGAAGTTCGTTTGTGACTTGCAATCATTGTAAACTACATTTTGAAATTAGAGCAAATGAGCATATAGAGAGTCATGTTAAAAGTGGAGTTCGTCCCAAAGAACCATGGAATCCAAAAAGCGAATTAGTGTTTGAATCCGGAATTTTAATTAAGCATCCTCGCACTGATATCCCCAAATGGCACTGGGAACCAAAAGATGTCAGACCTGAACATGGAGAGTATTGGCCACCAAGAGGCATTGGATACGACCTTAGTGGATTTGTAAAATCAAAACGAGCAGGTGAAAGGATTCATGAAATAGTAAAGAAGGTGCTTGGAAAAGAAAAACCTAAAAGTTGGCTTGATTATAGAGAAAATGAGCCGACTTGGATTCAATATAAATTGCACCCCGAAGAATTTGATCTTGAACAAATTTATATTAAAACCAAAGATAGTGGAATACTAACGGAAGAAATATTAATCGAAACAAAAATTTAAGATATGCATACAATACCTTGTTTTATTCAGAAAAATACACCGGAATTAGTAAAAAAATTAAAAGATTTAGGATTAAAGGTCTATTTAGATTGTAAGCCTAATTACTTACTAGCATGCCATGGGGTAGTAACCGGGATTTGGGCAGAAACAGTACTTGAAGATTTAAAATATAATGGAGCAATAGATTGTGGTAATAATGATGATCTTTTTTGTGCTATAGCTGTTCTCCGGGATGATAGTGATGTTAATCAATTGTTTGTTATGGATGTAGAAATATATACAGATTTTCCACAAGGCAGTTGGTTTATGGCAACAGATCGCAGTGGAGGAAGACATGTTGGTACACAAATAGAACCTCTATACTGTCATAAAGCTACAGTAGAAGAACTTATAGAACATTTTGGTGGTGATAATGTAGGGAGCAAATAAAATAATCCTTTAATAGAAACATTTTCGAATATGTGAGTGAGATGTCGCAAAGAT